TTTTATCTAAAAAAAACTCAGGTTGTCCTGTCATAGGATTCATGTTGTTAGTACCAGAGCCAACAACATAACGAGTTGGATCAGCACCTACATCTTGAAACGCACGACCAAGGCCACGAGCTACTTGAGGGTTCTGTTGAAGCACCTCTTGAGGAACAACTGTTTCGCCCGGAGTAAGGTGACCCATCATTGTATCACCGTTTCTGCCGTATCTTTCCATGTTTTGCATCGCGTTACCTCATGACCACTTAGTTTAAGTTAACAAATGTCCTTTTAAAATGCTAGAGCGTTCCACCAGAAAGTTGCGCAGGGGCTGTAACCTGAATATTTGTACTTCTTGACTCTGATCCTGTCCAGTTTTCACCGCAATCTGGGCATTTACCGTCTGGGTAAGACGCAATTTCTTCTGGAGTGTCTACCTCATTTTCACAGTTTACGCAAGAAACAGTATCTTTGCTGCTAGATGGGTGCCATTTTGATCCATCTTCTAGTGTAATAACTGTATCACTCATGATATTGTCACCGTTGCTGATCCTACTCCACCTGTTGCAGTATTGCCTCTTAAATTACATATATCAGCAACTGCAATTTTTACAAATCCCATCATTCCACTAGCATCTCTGTAATTAAACAACTCACCGGGAGCTAGTCCTTGATCGTCTGTTTGCAAGTTTGTAAGGTTTAATCCTGTGTGCCTGCCCTCTCCGGGGTTTTGCATTTGAGTTAAATATACAGTGAACGAACGCATTATTTCTGTCATATATTCCTGATTGTACTCCTCTGGAGGTACAGGAAAAAACGGTAGAACTAGGTTTCTTGACATTAACGCCTCCCGTCAGGTCTTATGTCAACTCTTGGAGAACCTAACCTCCATGCAACTCCTGTGTCTGAACTGTCAATCCTAAACGCAAATGACCTACCTCTAAGCCTAACATACACTTGATCTGTATATTGCTCAACTGGCACACTCGCGGTTTTAGCCACTGAACTTGCATTTGAATCAAGATAGTTACCTCCGGGGAAATTTCTAACTTTAAGGGTCATAGTAGCAGTAGGTGTACTTGCAGTTGAGTTTCTAAACGTCATATCTGGTATCAAACGACGCATAAATGCAAATTGTTCGCCTTCTCCCAAATCCATCTGACTGCTTTCAATATAAGCCGAAATAGCTGTGACAGGAGTTGTGCTTCCATCGTCAAACCCAATCTCGTGTAAATAAAGGTAATGATCTGTACCAGCCGCAATTGGGTCTGCGTTTACGCCACGATCTAGCCATACAGTTCGACTAAGTGTTCCATAATACCATATCTTCTGTTGGTAGTTATATGTTACATAGCTATCGTTTTCTGTACTAGAGGCGGAGGGATAAAACCAAGTTACTTCAGCGAAAGCAGAGTTTACGCCAGCAGTAACTTTTTCTAGCTGGTCTGTGTTAATGTTTGTAAATACATAATCTCTAACAGAGCAAGGCAGTCTTTGAACACTACCACCATAGACGTAAAACTCTTCTGCGCCCATCCAGAATACGTTATCTTCTACAGCTATTGCAGCCAAAGGTCCTGCTATTGTTATGCCTTCAGAAATAGAATTAATACCAAAAGTAAATGGCGGCCCTAAGAACTGCATGGCGTGCAAAGAAACATCTGTGTACACCAATATCTGCTGACGTGTTTCTATAGCAGTTATAATTTTGGAACCTGAACCTATGCGTAAATCACCAGCGGTATTGGTTACAAGTGACTGCCATTCAACAATGTTTTCTTGATCAGAGAAGCGAATTAGCAAGGGGTCTTGCGTTCCTTCGGCTGTTTCAGGGTCACAGCCAAATGCTATAACGTGTCTGTCTTTATCAGATACCATAACTTGTTTGGCTACAGTAGGAACTTTGTTTGCTCCTGCTAGTGATGAAAGAGCGACAGACCTACCATTAACGCCACTTGCGTTGCTTTTATCCCAATAGAACAGCCCACCATCGCGCACATTAATAACGAGGTCTTCACCAAAATTATCATGGGACCAGATTCGTAAAGTTTGTCCAGAAGCCGTTAAATCTGCGCCAGAACCCCATGTACTACGGCCCCATGAACCTGCGCCCCAACCGTTTCCTGAAATGGTTGTGTCAAGACCAGTATTAATTTGGTACGCACCAACGATTGAACCTCCACCATTGCCACTATCTGATGTATTGGCAAACACAAAGGTTGGGTTTAAACCGTCTGTGGTTGTTATTGAAGGAATCGTAGAGACAGTTCTAGCTTCGATCTGATAGGCATCGTCACTTACAATGTTAGTTATTTCGTATTCTTGGTTTAAAACATTAGCAGTGATATTGCCGCCAAGACTCGCCGCACCGGAAAACGTAACAAAATCACCGGCTATCGCACCGTGGCCCGTGTCTGTTGCAGTGATGGTTGAAGATCCGTTTGTTGCAGAAAAAGTTACGTCGCCCGCGCTAGTGGTAACACGAAGAGGCGTGATGTCGGCATAAGAACCACCGTTTTCTATGAAATACTTGAGGTTTGTTCCGACACCTCGGTATCGTTCACCATCAAGAGCGGCAAAAGCGTGAATGTTTCTTGCTGTACCCAAATAAGAAATTATCGAAAGTTTTTGCCATCCGCCTATTTTTTCCGGCGTACCAAATCGGAATCTTACCTTGTCACAGTCAAACCATCCGCCTTCATTAGCGTAAGAAGTTGTCTCTCTGTTTACCCCAGGTCTAAACTGTAACTTAGTTAAAGGCATTAAAAATACTCTTGAAATAAAAGTTACTAGATAAATCTATCCTAGCGTGGGTCTGGTATCTGGAAAATCAGAGGTACTGGGCCAATCTCTTAATGCCTGACGATATGTAAGATACTTGTCACGATTTGGAAAGTCAGGTGTTTGAGCTATAGCGTCTGTTTCTGCAAGTTCTTTATCTCGCCACACTCTAGCCTCCATTTTTTTCTCACCTTCTTTCATTTCGTCACTTTTTTCTGGCTCTACATATAACTTGTAAGACCAGCCATTAGAAGAAGGATATGCTTGTTTTACAAATGTTTCATCAGCAACAATTGTATTATCATTTCCATCTTTATCTGTTATTACATAAGCAGTCATGTTATTTTACCCCATTGCTATTGGAAGAATTATTACACCACCATCACCACCAGCACCTGAATAGCCATACTGATTAGATGAAACCCCTAGAGCAGATCCGCCCCCACCACCTAATGCCCCTGTACCGCCATAAGCATGTCCTGCCGCATTAGTCATAGATCCACCCCCACAAAAAGGAGAACCTGATGCTGCATATCTATATGCATTTTCTTGAGCCAAAACAGACCAGTTAAACGATCCTGCTTGATGTTGAGGATTAAAAAAACCCATATATGTAGATGTAAACCCTGTACCTGCAACCCCAGTTGGAGTAGGAGAACTGTTTTCTATAAATGGAAAGGGAGCTAGTGTAGCTAGACCTTTTAATTGATGACTTCTGGTAACTGTACCAATACTAATTTGAGTTACAGTTGGCATAGTGCCTTGTGGATAGTTTAAAAGGGCACCTTGCTTGCTTATACCATTAATATATGTTGCATCATCTGCTGAATTCCCTGTTTTCCATAATCCTACAGAACCACCGCTTGAAGTGAAATTGTTAGTGTCTGCAACTGCACCACCATTACCGCCAGCAAAATTAGCAATGTTTCCTCCAGAGGCTGTACCTCCATCATTATCTGATATAGCTCCTGTAGAAACTGCTCCACCATCTCCACCATTGGCTGTCATAGTGGTAATATCTGATCCTGAAAGAGAAGAATTTCCGCCATTATTGCCAGCATTACTACCACTACTATGACTAACAAACCCTCCTCCTGCCCCAACAGTAACTGTATAAGTTACTCCACTTGTAAGAGTCAAAAAGCTAATTGCACAACCACCTGCTGCACCTCCTTGAGCTTGAGGATAACTATTACTTGAAGCATTTCCTACGGCTCCTCCAGCCCCACCACCCCGATCGTGACTGGGAAACAGAAAACAGAAAAC